AAGGTTTCTATTAGACCAGAGTTGTAATGCTCCGGTCTTTCAACATCGTCGAATTGCTCTTCATCTTCGAGTACATCATCGAACAAAGCGCCTGCCTCTGTCATCTTTTCTATACTTTCCGCTTCAACTCGCTTTTTTGCTTTCTTAGTAGCATATTCTGTCAAGCTCATTATGCGCTCCCGTGAGTTTTCGTATTAAAATCTAATGTAATAACATTGCCCTCTTCACTCCACGTGAATGCAGGATCTCCGTCTTCTGCTATGACTTTTTCTAAATTTTTCGCTACACATGTATCGAAGTACTCAGCCACATGGTTTGCAAAATCTTCATCGTGTTCTAGTAAGTGCAGGCAAGCAACAAGCATTTCACACACAGATCTAATTCTGTCTTGATCTTCTGCGTTCAAATCGTCTGCAATATATTCTTCTATACTTGCAGAAACAGAACCCGTCCAGACTCCACTACTATCAAACTCAGGATCTAGACCAATACCAAAACTAGATCGCTGTAAACTATCGTCTGTCATTATCTTTCAACCTTTTTATTAGGGAAGGGAACAAGTTTCTTAAACTTACTATTGTGTTTAATATTTTCTTCTACCCATTCCTGCGGCACATCTTTATCCGCATATTTAAAGTTATGTTTCTCACACCAATCTGCATATGTAGTCTTAGTTCCTTTATGTAGTTTAGACCTACTGTTACTAAATACAAAACGAATATCAAGATCTTTGTGTTGTTTCTGAATTGCCAAGTGCTTTTTACGATCAGTAGGAGTAAACCTACCTTTTGTTTCAATAACTATTCCATTGGGTAATAGGAAGTCTGGTGTATATTTTCTATACATCAAATCCTCCCACTCAATCTTGAAACACTCGTACTGTGCATTACACTTACGGCTCTTCAAAGACTTTAGAACAGTGTGCTCTAAGCCAGATTTGTAGCCGTGTTTAAGCGCATTAGCCCGTACATTGTTACTTCTTGTATTCATCGGCTATCTCTATATAAGGTATAACTGGTGGTTGTTTAGCCTGAGACACTAAAGAGGGAAGGTCTTGTACATCAGGCCAGCAGTCATATCTATACTTACACCAACCACACGCTTCGCCCAATATCTTATTGCCTGTAGCTTTTCTGCGAAAAGTTTCTTCAACAGGCTCAAATTCCCTTTTGAAAGTATTCACCTCTAGCTTGTCAGCTTTGTCCGCTACTTCAGCTATAATATCATCCACTTCGACTTTCATATCCCATGCGGATACATATTTAAAATCTCCGTTTGCTTTATTGACAACCCACCATCCACCCGGATCTACGTTAAGTGCCTTAGCATAACCTGCTAACTGAGCGATATAACCAAAGGCATCATGGGCTTTAAGTGTTTCATAATCCTTGAATTTGTTATTAAATGACCACTGGGATGCAGATTTAATATCATCTACTTTATTATCCATAATTAAATCATGTGTGCCATTTATCTTATGTTTTCCGGCAGTAAGGGTGGAGTTAAACCCATCACTAAAATCCACACCTGCTTCTGTTAGTACCCCCTTGAATACAGCTTCGACAATATCCCCAATCATCATATTCATAAGGAAGTTGACGGGCATGTCAACACCCGCCTCCGGTTTATTCTTGTCGTACCAAAGTTGACACAGCGGTCTACCTATATTAGACATACGCATTCTAAAGGTACGAGGTTCTTTCTGGTTAAACTGCTTTTGAACAGCCTCCTGAACATCTTGCGTGACCCGTTCAACGGTAGCAGGGGCCATGCCCCGCTTACCTTTGCGTACATCATCAAGATACCTGTGTATCTTAATCTCTTGAGGGTGAGTAATGCGGACAGGTTCCATCATTATTTTTCCTCATCTGGTTCGATTTCAATAAACTGCTCAACCAGATCCTCATTTTCTTTAGACAGCTTTTCTGTGCGCTTTTCATTCCAAGCATCAACAATATATTGATTATAATTATTGATCCACTCCATGAAATCACTGAACTTAGTCTGGTCTTCTTCAACGAGATCTATATTTACAGTCAAATCCAACTTAGCAGTAGGCACGTAGAATTTAGCACCTGTAGGTATAGAACGCTCTTCAGCTCCACAATTTATCCAGTGCTGTACAGGCAACCTACGTTGCTTGGCTAACTGCGTGAAAGGCTCTCCCATTGTCTTAAATGCATCACGATTATCGATTTCCCAAATAAAGGGCTGAACAGCAACTTCAACTTCATTACCGTCTTGATCTACAGGATCAACTAATCGAACTTCGCCAAGTACCACACGCACACGCTTAATCTGCTTGATTAGTGTCTTAACATCATCAGGCAGTGCTTGAAAGTCTTTGATGTAACCTGCGGGCTTGCCACAGTTTAAGCCACCTATATTATCTTTCAGGTCATTATTCAAATCGTCGGCCATCAATGACTTGATGTACATATTATTGTTTGAATCGTAACGCTTGTACATAAAACGCTGTACGAACACACGCAGATCTACACTTTCTGCATACACGAAAGTCTCATCTGGCAGTTGAAGACGGTACATACCTGCGGGTACGACCTCCATATTCTTCATCTTGCCCTTTACTTCAACTTGACCCATGACGGCCTGATTCCATATGCGGAGTCTGCCAAGAGTAGAAGACTTAGACTTGTTACTCCCCATGTCTTGTGTCATGCCCATGGCCTTAGCCATTTCTGCAAAGTTACCTGAGTCGAACGTCGTTAATTGAGTTGTCATTTTTTAGATCTCCTTCTGATCCAACCAGTTTACACCAATTTTTGCTTCAAGCAATAGCGGAACATTAAAATTAATGTTGAATTTATTATCTACTATAGTCTTTAACTTCGTATTCATACTTTCAATAAGCTTTTTAACTTCACCTGTTTCATCAGGGTGTATGTCAATCACCACGGAGTCATGTACAGAATTAACAAGCATAGATTTAAGAGGCTTTAGACTGTTATACAAATCAATAAGAACAACTGGAACAATATCCGCTGTCGCAAATGACTGCACTGGGTAGTTTTTAATCGCAGTAAAGTTAGTCACTGTGCCATTTCTTCTGCGCTTAGTGCCGGGGAAGTTAAACTGTCGGCCACTAGGGGTAGTCATAGTCCCTTCTCTGAGTACTTCATTAGCCAAAGATTTATGCCATGTACTTATTCCTCGATACTTTTCAATGAAGTGTTCGTAGTATCTTGCTTCAGCGGGGGTTCTTCCAAATCCAGTGGCCCCATACAAGGGAGCGAATGTGTGTGCTTTCGCCTCCTGTCTGCCCGTCTTCTGGCCCGCCTCTGAAATGACCTGTGCAGTGTATGCATGTACATCAAACCCCTCTGATACTTCTTTCATTGCTACTTCATCTTGCGATAGGAATGCCGCAACACGAAACTCTAGTTGTGCGAAGTCAGCCTCCATGATCTGACCACCCTCCCATCGTGATACGAATACACGTTTCACAGGGAATGTGCCGCCACGAGGCATGTTCTGCATGTTAGGATCACGACCACTGAACCTACCAGTAGATGTCATGTGTTGAGTAAGACGGACATGAAGTAGACCATCTGGTTTAAGGAAAGTCCTGATACCTTCCACGAAAGAGTTAAGGTAAGTATCAACAGCACTAAGTCTACGAATCTTTGAGAGGAAACTAACCGCCTCATCCATGCCTTTAGATCTCGCCACACGTTCTAGGTACTCCAAATTACTCTTGCTCGTGCTAAAGCCATTAGCACTGTGCCAGTTTACAGTAGGGGCTGTGAATTTTAGCCCTGCAAGTTTAGATTGTTCAGTAAGTACGTAACCTCTACCTATGCACATAGAACACTTTGATGCATTTTTAAAGTCAGTACCATTCTTTTTTACCTTAAAGAAAGTACCCTTACCATTACACTCTCTGCACTTAGAAGCTTTTGTTTGTCTAACAGTATGTGATGACTTATTCACAAAGCTTCTAAAGTCTGCATTGCTCATGTACGGCTCTACACCCATAGCCCACTGCGTTTTATTAGCAGGCTTGCGCGAGTAAACAACCCATGACAATTGCTCAGGTGAATTTAAATTAATAGGAGTATCCCCCATCAATTCTTTAACATGCCTGTTTAGCTCAATAGTCAACTCTTCTTTTTCGTTCTCATACTGAATCTTTACCTGATCCAATGCGTCCACATCTACTGCAAAACCATTCTGGTAAATCCTAGCAAGGATAACGCATGTTTCCATTGTAAGATCTACTATAGGAAGGAGTCCTTTATTGTAGGTATCATAATAGTCCAAGCATTGCTCGTTATATAATGCTTCAGTTGTAAGCAAGTCGGCGTACAGGTACATCTTTAATTCCTCGTATGGAATCTGATCAATCCTGTATCCATCTTTCATATACCGTTTAAGAGTATCTTGTTTCTTGTAACCAAGATCTCTTCTAATCGCAACTGCCTCAAGGGATAGTGGTTCCTTAACCCCTCTCTGAATAACATACTCAGCTAACATCGTATCCCATACAGGGCCATCATACTTAAAGCCAGTTTCCCAGATCCATAGTAAATCGTGAGGTGCATTGTGAGCAATTAGCAATGTAGTCTTATCTAATATTGCTTGAATATCATCACAATCTCTTTTCCTGTACTCATGCTTACAGTCGTATTCCGTGTGATCAAACGTGTAATGCCTTGGCTCTTCGCCTTCCACCTTGATGCCCACCATGACTAGACTATTAGTCTTCTCATATGGATCTAGATGAAGTTTCCCATCACGTTTGGTAACAGTGTTCTCGACATCAAGAGTTACTTTCATTGAACATGTCCTTCTGTGTATCTTCTAAGCTAATATTATCTATTACCTTAATGGCATCTTCATGCGTCATACAAAACCATTCACTTCTACACAAGAAACCTTCACTATAAAGTTTTTCGTGTATGGCAGACTCAGCCTTGTTCCTGTCTTCAACAATTCTGCTATGAATAAGAAAATAGTCACGGAAAGGTGACGATGTTTGATACCCATTTAATCTATCATGCGGATCAACTGCTTTCCCTATCTTAATCCACGTGGGCCAAGCAGGACTTCCAATTGCGTATACGGAGCCTGCCGTAGTCTTTCTATCTAATTCTTTATTATTCCAA